CCAAGATTTTGTAAATCAAATGAAAAATACCAGTTCTCTTAATGAGAAAAAGGTTATTATTGGGTCTATTCAGAACGATAAGTTCATTAAAAAGGCTTTAAATTATGCCTTAGACCCATATAAAAAGTATTATTTAACCAGTAAAAATTGTAAAAAGAATGCCGATTTATGTGATATGAATTCAATTTATGATGATATATTTGGTCTATTAGATGATTTGAATGGTAGAGTATATACCGGCCATGATGCAATTGCAATGGTAAATGCATTTATTACCGAACATAATCAATATGAAGATTTAATTTTTAGTATTATAGATAGAAATTTAGAAATTCGAGCTTCTGAGTCAGTTATTAATAAGGTTATTCCAAATCTAATTCCAACCTTTGATGTTGCGTTAGCAAATAAATTTGATCCTAAACGAGTTAATTGGGACGATGTTTGGTTTGCATCTAGAAAGTTGGATGGAGTTAGATGTATTACAATTGTCGATTATCAAGGTAATGTAAAATCTTATTCTAGAGTAGGTAATGAATTTGAAACATTGCAAGTTGTTAAGGATGCAATTAAATCATTAGGTATAGTAGGTGTTGTATTTGATGGTGAGATTTGTTTAATGGATAAAGATGGTAATGAAGATTTCCAAGGTATCATGAAACAAATTAAAAGAAAGAATCATACAATAGAAAATCCTAAATATGTAATGTTTGATTATTTAACATTGAAAGAATTTAATGCTAAAGAAAGTGTAAAGACATTAGCGGAAAGAATAATGAGATTTTCAAAATTAGATACAATGATTAATGATCAAGATTCATTATCAGTTCTAGAACAAATAGTTGTTAGTGATGATGATCATTTTGCAAAACTTAAAGCCGATGCAGAAAAGGCAGGACATGAAGGAGTTATGTTGAGAAAGAATGTTGGGTATGAAGGTAAAAGATCTCAAAACTTATTAAAGGTTAAAAAATTCTTCGATGCAGAATATAAAGTTGAAAGAGTTGATTTTGAAGACCATAGAGTTATTAGAGAAGGTAAAGAAGTTGTTATTCCAATGATGGCTCAAGCATATATTAGTCATAAAGGATATGAAGTTGCAGTTGGTTCAGGTTGGAATCAAGAACAAAGAATTAAATATAATGCAAATCCAGATCTGATTATTGGTAAAGAAATTACCGTTCAATATTTTGAAGAAACAAAAAATCAGCAAGGAGAATTAAGTTTAAGATTTCCTACCGTTAAGCATGTTTTTGAAAATGGCAGAAATGTCTAGGAATTACGAGATAAATTTATTATATTAATATATGAAAGAAAATGTAAGATTAGGTTATGCATGTGTTAACATGACATTAACTAACCGTCCAAAAAAAGCCGGCGGCAGAGTTACAACATCAAGAACAGCTAGAAAAGTAACTTGGAAAAAAGGATCTGAAGATCCGAAAGATTGGGATTTGCATTTGTTAGGTGAAAGAACATTACTAAATGCAAATGACTTATTACATTACCTACAATGGAACAATGATCATGATATTAAATTATTTAGATTAGGTTCTGAATTGTTTCCATGGCATGATCAATATGAGTTGCACCAATTACCTCAATTTGAAGAGATAGCAAAAAAATTATTAGAATGTGGTAACTATGCACGTGAGAATGGTATTCGAATAACAACTCACCCAGGACCGTTCAATGTATTAGGTTCTCCTAAATTAGATGTTGTAGAACGTACAATTGTAAGTCTAGAACGACATTCCGAGACATTTGATATTATGGGTTTTGAACCTTCATTTGAAAATAAAATTAACATACATGTTGGTGGATCGTATGGTGGTGACTTTGAAGGTACTGCAAAAAGATGGATTGCAGGCTGGCATCGTTTATCTGATAATTGCAAGAAACGATTAGTTTTAGAAAATGATGATAAGCCTAGTATGTGGTCAACTAAAATGTTATATCATTATTTCCATAAAGAGATAGGCATACCAATCACATTTGACTACCATCATCATACCTTTCACCCAGATGAAATGTCAGAAGAACAAGCATTAAAATTAGCCGCAACTACATGGCCTGCAGATGTTATACAATGTACACATTATTCAGAAAGTAGAGCAAGAGAGTTTCAAGATCCTAAAATTAGAGCACAAGCTCATTCAGATTATATTCGAGACGAGATCAATACTTACGGACTTGAATTAGATATTGTAATAGAAGCTAAGGCAAAAGAATTGGCACTTTTGGAATATCGTAATATTTATGCATATAATAAAAATAAAAAAGAAGTTTTACTATGAAAGATAGAGACAATGTATTAAGACAGCTCGATGAAGCTGATAACATGATTATGATTATTGACCAAGCCGTTGAGAAGGGAGTACCTATAGACCCAATGGAGGCTAGAAGACGTTTTCAAACAATTCGTCAAAAATTAAAATTTGTTACAGATCGAGTAACAGCAAGCTAAGATATGAAAAAAAGACTTTTTCCATTTACAATAGGATTAGCGGCATTAGCAGTTTCAGGCTCAGCAGCATTCTATTCAGTATTTGGACTAAGTAAACTTTTTGCAGGAGCAAGTACACAAGTTATAATAATGGCAGGCTCATTAGAATTTGCTAAACTAGTTACTGCATCATTACTATATCAATATTGGGGAACAATAAATAAGTTTTTACGATTTTATTTATCTATTGCTGTATTCGTTCTTATGGTAATTACTTCTGGTGGTATATATGGCTTCTTATCTGGAGCTTATCAAGAAACTGCAACTAAGTCAGAGTTTCTGGATAAATCTTTATTAGTACTACAAACAAAGCAAGAAAGGTTCGAAGAGAATAAAGAAGACCTGAAAATAGAAAAAACTCAATTGTCTAATAGTATTTCTGATTTAAGAATATCTTTATCAAGTCCTGCTCAGGTGCAATATGTAGATAAAGAATCTGGTCAATTGATAACTACTACATCATCGTCTGCAAGAAGAGCTTTACAAGATGAACTAGCTAGAACTTTAAATGATAGAAATGATATAAATCTAAAGATAGAAGCAGTACAGGATTCAATAATTAGAATAGATACAGAACTGCTAGAATTAGAAATAGGTAATGAAGAGCAAAGAGAATTAGGTCCATTAAAATACTTATCAGAAACAACTGGTAAGGATATGGGACAAGTTGTTAATTGGTTCTTATTACTTATTATATTTGTATTTGACCCATTAGCAATTGCAATGGTGATTGCTGCTAATTTTGCTTTCGCTCAAATAAGTCCTAAAATAGTTACTAAGGAAGAATTAGATATACCAGATGATGTTCCAGATATGAGAGAACCATTAGGCGATTGGGCAGATAAAGAAATAGTAATTGAAGATATACCTGAAGAAGAAACTAAAGAAGAAACTAAAGAAGAAACTAAAGAAGATATATACGACGAAAAGCCGAAACAAACGCGTAGCGGTGGTTATTGGAATTAATAATTAAATAATATATTATGGCAAAGAAAAAAGTTACACATAAATTCAAAACAAAAAAACGAGATGGTAAAACATATATGTTATGTAGAAATAGCATTCCAGATCAAAAATATTGGGCATGGCAATTCTTAGCCGATAAACCAAGATGTAATGAATGGTCAGAAATAGGAGAAGGTGCTACTGCAGTATTATGTTATAAATGTGTATCATTGACAGTAGGGCCTCCGGAAATTAAAGGTGGCTATATATCAAAGGGCAGACCTCGAGGATGGCAGTTCATGAAAGAGTTTGTCGATCCACAAGGTAATGTATTTCATAAAGGTAAAGAACAGCCTGAACTAAAAGGCACATTAGAACCTACTAAAATTGATAGAACACCTAAAAAGAAATTATCTAAACATGATAAGAGTTTATTAAGAGATAAGATTCTAGAACAAATGGCTTTGGTTAGAGGTAATCTTAAAAAAGCTAAATTCAAAAAAGATGTCAAATCAGGTAATTCACAAATGAAAAAGTTAGAACGACAATTAAAAAAGATACGGTAATCTTTTGACTTACGAAATTATTTTATTATATTAATATAAATTAGAAAGGTAAAGATGAGTATATACGAAGAAGAAAAGCCCAAACAACCATTGACAGAAGAAGTTGGCGATCGACCAATTGGTTCATTATATGAAGCATTACATAATCAATTAGGAACATTATTAGATTACGATGATTCGGTAATTTTTATCAATGATGAAATAAATGACCATACATTAACAGATTTTATTATACGTATGAGAAGTTTATTGCAACATAGAAAAGATAAAAATGCACCAGTAAATTTAATGATTAACAGCCCAGGCGGAGATATATATGAAATGTTCGGTATAATTGATTATATTGAAACTTTAGATGTCAAAGTAAATACAATTTGTAGAGGTAGAGCGTTTTCAGCAGCTGCAATTATATTAACAATGGGTACAGGTACTAGAATGATGAGTAAAAGATCGACAGTAATGTTTCACCAATCATCTAGTTTTTTAGGTGGAAAAATGAGTGACATTACTGCATATCTTGATAATGTAAAAAGTTTAGAAACAATTATATACGGTATGTTGGCTGGTAAAACAAATAAAGATGCCGAATGGTGGAAGAACAAAATGAGATCAGATATGTTTTTAACAGCCGAAGAATTATTAGAAGTAGGCGTAATAGACCAAATTATATAAATTATGAAAATAACAGCAGAACAGATAGTACAAAATTGGGAAGACCTTATTAAGATTATTAACGATAATTTTACAGGCGAGAGAAAAGAAAAACTTTTAGCAATGTATTCAGACTTAGAAGATAGAATGTCAGTACAGCCAGCTTCAAGCTTCGACCATTATCATAATGCATTTGATGGTGGTTATGTAGACCATGTATTAAGAGTTATTAAATGTGCTCAAAAAGTTCATTCATTATGGACTGAAATGGGTGCAGATATGTCTGGTTATACAAAAGAAGAATTATTGTTTGTGGCATTAAATCATGACATAGGTAAAATGGGATTTCCTGGAGAAGGCAATGAAGTATATATTCCTAATGATTCTGAATGGCATAGAAAGAATCAAGGAAAGATGTATAAG